ACACCGACGGAGACACCCACGGAGACGCCAACCGTGACGCCGACGGGGACCGCTACGCCCTGTGACGCCGAGGATGCGCAGGAGAACCCGACGCCGACGCTGACGTTCACGGTCACCGACACGCCGACCGCCACCCCGACCCCGACGGACACCGAGACGGAAACGCCCACACCTACGGCGAGCGCTACCGCGACGCCGGAGGAGGGCGAGGACGCTCAAGAGAATCCGACGCAGACGCCCACCTCGCCGCCGACCTCGACGTCGACTGACACCCCGACCGGAACGCCGACGGAGCCTCGCACGCCGACGCCAACCGTCACGGCACCGCCGACGTCAACCGCGAGCTCGACGGCGACCCCGGAGGAACCGGAAGAGGGGCAAGAGAATCCGCCGCCGACGCTCACCAGCACGGCGGCGCCGACAGGAGCGAGCACGAGCACCGCGACGCCGACGCCACCCCTGTCCCCAACCCCCACGCGGACACGCACGCCGACCTCGGCGAGGCTCGAGAAGCCCGACATGGTCGTACCGTTCCCGCGCCGGCCCCCGCCGGCGGACGCGCCGCGGTTCCCCCGCCGCGGCGACACGGTGCCGTTCCCCCTGCGGCCGTTGATCCCCGCCATTCCCGTCCGATGAGGAGGACTCGATGCGCCCGACCTGGTTGATCCCGATCGCGCTGCTACTGCCGGCCCTGGCGGCTGCGCAGCCGCCGAAGACACAGTACGTCCAGACGGACGAGATCCGGCGCGTGCACTGCGAGAGCGAGGACTACACGCTCGCGACGATCGAGGGAGCTGTGCGCGTCTTCCTGCTCGACGGCACGGACGCGGACTGCCCGGGACCGAAGCCTGCCGAGTGCACCTTCGGCACGGATCCGCTGGTGCCGTCGATGCAGCTAGGCCTATGCCCAGGCGTGACGGCCGGAGCGCCAAAGTGCCTCGAGGTGACGCTCAAGCCGGCCTGCAACGCGCCAGACCCGGCGAACTGCCGGCACCAGCGGACCTACCAGGTGCACGCCCTCGTCAACACCATCGGCGCCTCGCCGGATCGGCTGGCGTGCGACTTCAGGGTGGTGGTGAGAGATGTCCGCTATCCGCGCTAGCTTTGGGTCGTGATTGGCGGGTGTCGGAGATCCTCCCAATCAATGCGAGCCGCTCCCGGGAAGCGCTTCGACAGCAGTCCCTTGAGGGCGCTCGTGCAGCGCAAGTTCAGCGGAACGGCGTGATCAATCAGGCCGTAGAGCGTGTCTGTCGCGCTCTTCAGGCGCCCGTGCGTGACGCCCAGCTGTCCACTGAATCGGCTGCCAGGCTTCCTTCTTTCCTCGTCGTACTCATCCAGCAGTCGATTCCTCGAGTCAGCTAGTTGTCGAAACCCGTTGTACTCAGAATCTGCGAAGAACAGCTCGCGCAACAGGGCTGGATCCGACGATTCAAGAAGGTGAAGGAGATCGTCGAACTGAAGGACGAGAGGTCGCGGGTTACCGAAGAAGCGCTGGATGCGTGTCTCACGATTCTGAGCGAGCCTTAGGCCATCGAGCTCATCCTTCAGGAGCATTAGCTCGCTGTGCTGAGTTTGAAGGATGAAGATAGCGCGATGGATCGATGCGGCCTGTCGACTAGCCTCAGCGCCTCGTTGGCGACTGGTCTCAAGGCGGAAGGCAAGGTAAGCCCCAAGGAAGGCGCCGAACCCGTTGGCAATTAGGTCGCCGAGTCCCCGCCAGAGCCACTCTAGGAGGCTCAGTAGGTCCGAGGTCCAGCCGAGGCGCCCGAGAATCTCCACGGTCTACTCCGTTATCCGCTCCGGTCGCCGGACTTCAAGTCCCGCCCGCGGTATCGCCTTTTGATTTCTCATGCCGGTTGCACTAGCCGCCGTGACTTATGAGCTGGACCCATCTCGTTGAACGAATCCGCCGCCTAGTGCTGGCAGAGTATGCGAAGCGGCCCATTGTCCTCATGGCCACGGCAGGATACGCGGTTGCCGGCTTGCTGTCGCTTTCGAGCGCCAACGATGCCGCCAGCGCGAATGCATGGCTGGTCTTCCTAACCGGGCTTGTTCTGATCTGGTACACACGCGAAACGCAGGAGCTGCGACGGGCAGCATGGGCGCAGCGGGAGCTGGACATTCAGCCCCTCGTGATAGTTGAGAAGATAGATCCCGCGGAGTTCGGGGGAAAGGAGTTCCGAATCAGGAACCTGGGGCGCGGGGTTGCGCTCAACGTGTCGGTCGATGACGTCCCCCTAACCGACGACGGCGAAGATCGATACCTAATCCGCTTCGAGGAGTCGATTGCCTTCCTTCCGCCGAATCAAACCGCCCTGATCGCCTCGGCCAGCTACCAGGGCAGCAGACGACTGGGTTCACGCTTCCACGCAAGCCTGGACCCGAGATACACAACGTTCGAGTCGACCATTCGCGTGAGATTCAGCAACGCGGAGATGAAGCAGTACGAGCTGATCGCGACGATTGCACCTCGCGACTTCATGATCAGGGGCATGGAAGTCACGCCCAGCGGGGAGTAACTCCGTTTCAGTCTGACCGTCTCCTCGTTCTGCACCAGCTCAACGCGATCTCCCCCTGCATAGATGGTCCTTCGCGGGCGCCGGGCGCGGCGGGATCGCTTGCAGCGGCCACGTCGCTTGTGGCACCATCCCACGCGTTCGTCGGCGGCGTACCCGAATGAGGATCGTCGCGTTCAGTAGGCGCTGTTGCGCCCGCTGGTCGCGGCAACCTCCCCTGCGGCCCGCGGGCTCAGGCACACCCAGGGGGGCTCTGGTGTACTCGTGTACTCGTCAGAGCTGGTTCGTGGCAGCCAGGATCCGCGCGTCCCCGAGGACGAGCGCCGCGACATGCGGCTCGAGCTCGCGCGCCAGGTTCGCGATCACCTCGACGCGGACCTGGTCGCCGAGATCTCCGAGGACATCGAGAGCCGCCTCGCCACCGGCACGCTGAACAAGGCGTTCTACCTCGAGGAGTACGCGTACGAGGGCGTGCTCCCCGCCACGCACCCGCGGCGCCACACGTCGATCCTGCAGGTGAACGAGTACGGGATCGTCGACCACGTGAAGGGCAGCTCGAGCCGCTGGCTCGAGCGACGGAGCGGCGGCGGCTTCGAGTTCCTGCGCTACGTCTCGGAGGCGGTCGACCTCGAGCAGGCTGTCATCTTGACGCGCCAGCGCCAGGTCCGTTCCTTTCTCCAGCCGGAGCGCGACTGCTCGCCGCTCGGGTTCCGCTTCGTCCGCGAGGACGGCGAGAAGATCTCCGACCGCGACAAGGCTGCCGTGGCGCGCCTCGAGCGGATGCTTCTCAACTCGGGCGACATCGACGACTACTTCGAGCGCCAGCGGTACCGCCGCCTGGACCTCGATCTGTTCGTCACCGCCTTGGTGGGGGACAGCCTCGCCGGCGACGCGTGCCCGGTCGAGCTGACCTACACGCCGGCGGGGAAGGTCAGCGGATGGCACAACGTTGCCTTCGAAACGGTGCGTCTCTGCATGGAGAGCGGGTACGAGGGTGACGACGCCATCCGTGCCCTGCAGATCCACGAAGGCAGCCCGCGCGTCGCCTTCACCTATGAGGACCTGATCTACGAAATCCGCAACCCGCGGACGGCTCTCAGCGCCGGCGGCTACGGCCTCTCCGAGACGGAGGTGGTGTTCCGCGCTCTGGCGCAGTACCTGAACGCCCTCACGTACAACGCGGCCGGCATCGATCGCTCGGCGATCCCGCGCGGCGTCATGACCCTGGTCGGGGAGTACGAGCCGGACGCGCTCCTCACGTTCCAGCGCCAGCTCAACCTCCTCGTCTCCGGCGCCGCGCAACGCCACAAGATCCCGGTCGTCGCCGCGAAGGACGGGCGCGGTGCCGTCTGGACGCCGATGGACAGCTTCAACGAGATGTTCTTCGCGCGCTACATCACCCTCCAGGGCGCGATCGTCTGCGCGGTCTTCGGGATCGATCCCGGCGAGGTGAACCTGGACAGCTTCCAGCTCCGCACGTCGAACCTCTCAGGGGACGACACCTCGGAGAAGCTCGCCTCGAGCCGTGACAAGGGCCTGGTGCCGCTCCTGTCCTTCGTCGCCAAGGTCCTCAACATCATCACCAAGCTGATCGACAAGCGGTACCGGTTCGAGTTCGTCGGCCTGCACAACGAGGATGAGCAGCGGAAGTGGGAGCGTCAGAAGCTCAACTCGACGCTCGACGAGCTGCGCGCGATCGATGGCAAGGAGCCAGACCCGAATCCGATGATGGGTGGCGCCTACGCCGGCAACCCGGGGCTGAACGGTCTCTACCTGCAGACTCTTCAGGCGCAGCAGGCGCAGGAGCAGGGCGGGGGTGGAGAGGAGCCGGAGGGGGGCGCGCCGCAGGGCGATGAGCCCGAGGAGGGGGACGACTATCGCGTCGGCGCGGACGGGAGGCACTCGCCCTACGAGGACGACGGGGGAGAGCCGCCGGAGGACGAGCACTTCCATACCCTCGACCTGGGGAAGGCGAAGGATGTACCGCGCCCGCGGCTCTGCCCGCATTGCGGCTCGCGCGACACCGGGCTGATGCCGCCCGACTTCGAGACGGGGAGGTGTGGAAAGTGCGGCCGCAGCTTCGCGGCGGGGGCGACGGAGCCTCGACGCGCTCCGCATGGTGGACAGCAGCGGCGGTCGTTGCACAAGGCGGCTGAGTTCTTGGTCGTGATCGAGAGGGGCACCTGATGCGGGCGGCGGTGACACGCGCGCTTCTCCTGGTGGTGCTCCTACCTGGATGCGCCGTCGGGCGCGTTGGCGAAGGCGAGGTCGTCGGGCTCGCGGTGGGTCCGAGCGCACGCCTGAGCGTCTGTCGCGAGGGGTACGCAGACGAACTGCGGCAGATGTCGACGAATCTGGGGCGCGAGTGCCTCGAAATCCACGGTAGCCCGGTCTCGTCTGGGTTCGCCGACCTTCTCGCGACGGTTGGCACGGCTGCCGCGGCCTACTTCGGGCTATGAGCGAAGCGACGCGTACACGGCGGATGGTCACCGCCACCGAGTTCGCCTCGATCGAGTGCAACCGCTGCGGAGCGTGCTGCGAGAGGTTCAGTCTCTGGTCGCCGTTGGCCATGGCGCGGCGTGGATGGCTCGACATGCTGTCGGAGCCGGGTCTGCAGGTGTCCCGCCGCCCGACCCAACAACATCGCGCCATGGTGAGGGACCGCGGCGGCCAGGCCCGCGAGATGTCCGCCAGTGAGCGCTCCGGGATGGCGCTATGGCTGGGTGCGCTCGTCCCCTTGGCCTTGGACGCGTTCGACGCTACTCCGCGATCGTCCTTCCTCCGCAGGAGAGGGGAGTGGCGCTACCTGTGCCCGTCCTTTGAGCGCGACTCGGAGGGCCTCGGCGTCTGCACGATCTACGAGGTGCGTCCCGACATTTGTGCGGGATTCCCCTACGGCGAGCCCACGAACCACGATGACTTTCCCGACTGCTCGTTCAACGTGACCCTGCAGGGCGCCAGCCTCGAGAAGGTCCAGGCTGCATGAGCGACCGGATCCACATCACCGGCCGCCCGCCCACTGCGGCGCACGCGCTGCGCGCCTGGCAGGAGATCTTCCCGGCGCCGGGCACCTACGTGATCGCCAAGGCGGACGCCGCCGGCCCCGAGCTCGGGGAGTTCGAGACCTGGTTCTTGCGGCGCCTCTACGACGTGACGCGCGAGCGGTTCGTGACCTCGCAGTACGCGATCTGGGAGGTACTCGACGAGCTGCTCCGTCGGCGGGGGGTGCACGCGCCGTCTCGGCTCGACTGGTGGGAGCTGAACCGGACCCTCTTCGATCTCAACACCGCGTCGACCGCACGCATGGTCGGCCTGCGGATCCCGCCTGACGTGCGGGAGCGCTTGGCGGCGATCGGCTTCTCGCCGAAGGAAGCCCTCGACTTCCCGGGCCTCGCGTACCGAATGGGCGCCATTTATCAGCGTCTCGAGGAGCGGGATCCGGTCGAGTGGCGTGAGCTCGTCGACCTGGCTCAGTCGCACCCGCTCTCGCCGGCGGAAGAGGCGGCCGTCGAGTGGGCGCGTACCCGCGCCGGCCTGAACCTCCAGCCCATCTTCGACGACACGGGGAGGGTGTGGACAGCCGAGCGAGAGCTGGTGCCGCTCCGGGGAATCACGGCGCGCGCCGTCGAGCGCCGCGTGGGCGCGCGCGAGGCCGCACGCGAGCTGTCCCAGAGCCAGCGCGCTCGCGACATCTTCCGCGACGGCGACCGGGTGATGCGCACCGAGATCGCCGACGCGCGTGGCCAGGGCGCCTGGCGGGCACGCGCTTACCCAGACGACGCGAGGATCTTCCGCATCACGTCGAGGGACGCCTGCAAAGCATGCCTGCGGCTCTACCTCATGCCGGACGGCATGCCGCGGCTCTACACCGTGACCGAGGTCGCCGCATTCGACGCCCAGGGCTACAACCGCGGCCCCCAGGCGACCTGGGTGCCGAAGATCGGAGCCACGCACCCGAACTGCGCATGCAGTCCCTGGCAACGATGGCTGGCTGCGATGGAGTCGATCTACCGCCGGTCGGCCCCGGCGATGGCGGAGATGCTCGAGCGATTGAAGGTCTTCAAGGAGGCCGCGTGAGCGCGGCGAAGGAGGTGGAGGAGATGCAGGGTCTGACGGAGGGGCGGATCGTTCGTTACGTGCTCTCGGAGGCGGACTGCCCGAAGTGTCCGGAGAGCATCGGCCAGAACCGACCGGCAATCATCGTCCGCGTCGCTGACAGGGCACGTGCCGCGGTGAACCTCACGGTCTTCGTCGACGGTGTCGCCGAGTCGCAGTACGAGGGACGCGACACGATCCGCCGCGCGGGCGTCGCCTACGACGAGAAGGAGTCGCTCGGCACTTGGCACTGGCCACCGAGGTCGTGAATGGCTGACGAGCGGAAGGAGAGCGCGCGGGCGGCGCTGGTGGCGCTGCTGGTCGCCGCAGTGGCGAAGGTGATCTTTGCGGTCGTCCAGCTCGCCCGAGGCGGATGGGACCTCGACGCTCCGGTTACTCTGCGCACGTTCCTCCTGGTAGCAGCGTTCGAGCTGGCCGTGATCGCCTATCTGGTCGCTCGAGTGGCCTGGTTCGGCGCGGTCGGGGTGTTCTCGTGACTGCAGAAGCGTTGCGGCTCGAGGACAAGGCCTGGGACGCTGCGAAGGCGCGCGCGCGGGAACGTCGCCCGGACCTCGAGGAGGACAGCGACCACTTCTATCGCCTGGCGGTCACGATCTACGACCGGGGGCGACGCCCGCGTCGCGTGCTCAAGGCCCTCGGGGACGTCTGGGGCCGGCTGATGCCCCGATGGAGGCGGCGATGAGCAGGGCTCCCCAGACGATGCGCGTCTCTGCGCGCAAGCGGGTGCAGATCGCGGCCCAGCGCGCCGTGCAGAACGTCGAGGAGCTCGGCGCCCTCCACAACGAGCTCGCGCGTCGCTTCGAGGAGTTCGTCGACCAAGTCGCCGACGACCACGGCGAGCTCGGGCGACGGGTGACCCGTCTACAGGTGGCGGAGGACTCCCTGGCGAAGACCCTCGAGCGCGTGCAGCTCGATCTGAACGCCCGACACCAGGCTGCGGTCGCCCTTCGCAACCGACCGCTCTGGCGGCGTGTGGTCGACTGGTTCAGATCGCCGCCGCTGGCTGAGCAGCCTCTCCAAGTGGCCAGGCTGTACGAGGCCATCTGCGAGCAGCAGTACCACGACCTGGTCGTGCTGCCGCGGGCAGCGGGGGCGATCGGCGAGGGCCTACAGAGTCTCGCTGAACCCGCCGCAACCGCATTGGTTGCGCGGTGGTTACACGGGTTCCATGGCCGGTCGCAGGTGATCTTCGACGAGGCGCAGGGCGAGAGCCCGGAGATCTGGGAGGCCGTGGAGTGTCTCGAGGCCCGGATGCGTCAGGAGGCACCAGGCCGATGATCGGGATCCGACTGGCGCGGCGTTCACTGGCCGCGGGCTCGTATCGTGCACGGGACCTGCTCGCCGGGATTCTGGCGAAGGCGCACATCAAGGGCTACCAGCGCGTTGACGCCCGGAGGGGGGAAGTCGTCCAGGTGCGCGAGCACGACGACAAGCGCCTGGCCGCCCGGCCGAAGCTGACGCTGGGGCGCCGCCCGAAGAAGCCGGAGGCGCCGGCGGCGCCGCGCACGCGCCGCAGCGCGCCCGGCCATCGCTTCATCACCGTTCATCAGGGCGGGCCGGAGACGCCGGGCCACACGGCTCGCATGGTTCCGCACCCGAGTGCCCCGGGGCGCTGGCAGGTTCACGAAGGCGACCGCGACCTCCTTCGAGGCAGCCTCGCCGGGCAGGCGCCGCAGCCGGAATCGCACCACGAGCAGGACGACCCCGAATCAGCGCGCGCACACCGAAAGGCTCTCCTAGCGACCGCGCCGATGCCCGATGCGCTGCCCGACGATCCCGGTCGCTACTTCACGATGCCGGAGGGCACGATCATGGTGCCGCTCGGCAAGTTGAAGGCGGTCCGTGCGCGCGACGAAGGCCTCTCCAACGCGCCCAAGTACATGCAGCTCGCCCTCGAGGGGAAGATCCCGAAGAGGAAGCCCCTCGAGATCACCCCGGACGGGCAGGGTGGCTACACGATTGCCGATGGGAACTCGACGTATGCGACCGCGAAGAAGTACGGCTGGAAGGCGTTGCCTGGGATCCCATCGGAGGGCAATCGCGAGGATCGCCAGGGGAAGGACGAGCCGGCGAAGCAGGCCGGCGGAGGGGACGCGCGACCTGAGGATGAGCTTTGCCCCGAAGTCGACTGCGAGGACTTCGAGGGCTACCGCGTGCCGAGGAACGAGTCGAAACTCCGGGAGATCTTCGAGCGCGGCCGACAAGCGATCGCAAAGGCGCTGGGGGGGATCGGCGACGGTGCGCCGGCGGCTCCCTTCAGCAACGGCGCCCGCTCTGTCGAGGAACTGATCGCTGACTCGAGGGCGACCGAGGCAACGCTGCGCGAGCTGATCGACGGTGCGGCGGCTGCGGTCAAGGGCGAGTCGTTCTACGGCGAGGGCGGCAAGAACGCGGTGAAAACGCCCGAGTCCATCGGGCACAAGATCCGCCGCATCATGGCGAAGAACCCCCGCCTCACCGAGGCCGATGCGGTGCAGAAAATTGGCGATGGCGTCCGGGGAAGCCTCCTGGTCGACACGCCCGACCAGGCGCGCGCCGCGATCGCGGAGCTGCGCGCGCGGGCCAAGAAGCAGGGGACGCAGATCGTCGTCGACAACAAGTTCGCCGACCCCGATCAATTTCACAAGGGCGGCTACGCCGCGATCCACTGCGACGTCGAGTTCCGAACCAAGGGTGGCCGGACGCTCCGCGGCGAACTGCAGGTGCACCTCAAGAGCGTCTATGACGGCACCCCCTCGTGCGTGAAGGACCGCACACACAAGCTCCTCGAGCTGGCGCAGGGGCGCGAGGGGGCGCTCGACCCCGAGCGCGCGAAGAAGGTCAACCTGGCCGGTGTGCTGCTCTTCGCGTCCGCGTTCCTTGCGCACGCCGGCGGCGGAGGGTCCTGACGTGCGTGACGACTACGCGTACTCGATCGTCCTCGACACCTACGTCGCCCGCTCGCGGGACGGTGTGCACGAGCAACTCGCACTGAACGGGGAATGGAAGCGCATCACGGACGCCGAGGACCTGCGCGACGTGTCTGCGGCGCGCACGGTCGACGTAAAGGCGGCCCGGGCCTTCGCCGAGCGAGAGGGGTTCCGGTGGGATGAGGAGAGAGAAGGGAGATGAGGTTGGGTCTACGCAGTTGTACCCCACTGCCGCGCGTTGTGTCGCGCGGGGGGCGCCTGGTGAAGGCGACCCAGCTCGGCCTGTTCGGCGGGGAGGTGAAGCTCCCTGGGAGCCGTGGCGGGAAGTACTACGTCAACGAGAAGGGAGTGGTGCGCTACGGGCGCAAGCCAACCGGGCGCACGTTCAACACCCGTTTCGAGGCTGAAGAGCACGCCTCAGGTCTGCAGCGCGCGGCCGACGCGAAGGCGGACGCCGCGCTGTCCGGAGGTCGACCGACGACTCGAGTGAACGGTGACTTGGCCGCGTACACTGGAAAGACGGAGACGATCCACGGGGCCCAGTTCTTCGAGGTCGAGCTGCTCGAAGGGCACCCCAAGGGGGCCAAGAAGGTGACGCGCGAAGCGCCGCGCGACGGAATGCCAGAGGGCACCAGCAGGCGGCCGCGGCAAAGCCGTGTTCCCAGCTACTGGACCGCGGCAGCGAATCGCGCGCGGCAGGCAGCTCGCCTCAAGAAAAGGAAGGCCGACGCAGAGCGTGCGACCCAGGGTCGACCCAGGGACCCGTTCGAGGAGCACTACGAGTCGTTCGTCGCCAACTCGAGCCCAGAGGAGGAGCACATGCAGGCGAACGACCGCGGCTTCACCCTCGACGAGTGGGAGGCTCTCCCGAAGGCCGAGCGCGGGAAGCACGTGATCCGGGCGGAGGCCGAGGAGGCTACGCGCGCCGCTCTCGGGCCGCACGCACAGCAGGGCGCGTGGAAGCTGAACCCGCCCGAGCTCGGCCAGACCCGAAGCGGCAAAGCGGTTCCGCACCCGGAGGATCCTGGGGCCCTGCACCCGGAGCGAATCGCCACTCTCGAGCGATATGAACGCATGCGGGCGTCCCTGGGGCAGCCGAACGGACTGTTTCCCTACCAGGTGACGGGGCAGCGTGGTGCAACTGTCGAGGACGCGCATGCATGGCTCGAGGAGCAGTCTCAGAGGATTCGGCGCAGCGGATCGTACAGCGCCGAACACGGGGCGCACTTCAGGACCTGGACCAGGGAAGACCACGCCGACGCCGGCAAGGTGCACGATACCTACGCCCGGCACCACCGCGCCCGCTCGAAGGCGGGTGGCGGCCGCCTTCATGATGATCTCGCGCGGAGCCACGAGCAGGCGCGCGATCACCACAACGCGCTGGCGTCGATGCCGGAGTCGTACTTCCGCCGATGATGCTGGCACTGCGCCGCGCCCGTGCGGCTACGAACACCGCGCCGACCCTCGGTCAGAAGGAGGCCGGCAACTACGCCATGGGGCTGGTCCGCGTGCATGGGCTCGAGGTTCGGATCGAGAACCCGAAAGGGTCGATTCGCTCGGGCGTCGGCCGGGACGGGACTCCATGGTCGGTGCGCATGGCGAACGACTACGGGTACATCCGCCGGACCGAAGGGGCTGACGGCGATGGCGTCGACGTCTTCCTCGGACCACGCCTGGAGAGCGAGCTGGTGTTCGTCGTCGACCAAGTCGTGGGCGGGCGCTTCGACGAGCACAAGGTGATCCTGGGGGCGACTTCGGAGGAGGAGGCGCGGGATATCTACCTTTCCAACTACTCCCCGGGCTGGCGTGGCCTCGGCACGATCACGGCGCTCCCGATCGCCGAATTCAAGCGCTGGCTCGTGCACCACGACACCACGAAGCCCATGGCTCCGGCGCGCTCCGTCGTGTTCAAGGCCCTCGTCCTCAAGGCGACGCCTCGCGATCCGGGCAGTCGAGGAGGCATCGGGTATCGCACGAGCAGTGGCAAGTGGCGATACGGTCGTGCGCCGCTCCTGCGCGATCCGAGAGTGGCGCAGGGGGTTAACAACTGGCCCGCGGTGATGGCAGCGCAGATCGTTCACGTTTCGCCGGGTGAACTTGCCCATCTGGGCGCGCGGGAACTCATCGCGGAGGCGCGGCGCGTCTACTTCTCGCTTGCGCCCGCGCAGAATCGTGCAGACGGGCGCACCGTCGAGTTCGTCCGCAGCACGTTCAAGAAACTCCGCCACCACGCCGCTGACCGGAGCGCCCTCGAGGTGGTGCCCGCGCTACCGAGCTTGATCAGGGCGGCGGTCCCTCTCTACGACGTTCCGGATCGGGGCGGACGGCCGGAACTGCACTGGCGCATCTACCTCGCGCGCGCGGTCTATCGCGGCGATCCTGTCTTCGTGAGGCTGACCACCCGCGAGGAGCGCGGCCGCGAGTATCTGCACTTCTATGACACGCTGGTCGCGACCGAAAAAGAAACCCTGCACGCTTCTCCACTCCAGTTGTCGAAACCGGGGGGACGTGCAGGGGCGATTTACCTTCTAGCCACCATTGCGGGCGCTGGCAAGCGACGACTGCCGGTTCTCAAGGCGCGCGGCCCGCTCACGGCGCGCGACCTCGGCGGCGGCCGCCCCGATCTGCCTCTGCTGAAGGCCAATCCCAGCAACCCGCGCCAACTCCCGCTTTTCAGCGCCGGCAGCATCAAGCAGAATCCCGAGAACCGGCTCGGCGTCGACCGCATCGGCCGGCCGCATTGGGTCGCGCCCCCTGAGCCGGTTCGCCCGATGCGCCAGGTTCGCCTGGCGCTGGGCTCGACTGCGGCTGCCGCCTCGGACTTCAAGCACTTTCCGGCTCCCGGGGCAGTCGACGAAGCGGGGAACCCCATCGCGCAGCCGGCTGCCTGGGAGGTGAGCGAGGGGGAGTTCGTCGAGGAGATGGCGCGGCGCGCCGTCCAGCGCGCGGTGCGGAACGCCGAGGGCTGGGCCCGAAGGCTCGCGGAGGTGAAGCCTCCGACGCGTCCGGCGAAGTTCGGGCTCTCGAAGTACGACGAGGCAAGGCTCAACGTCGAGCATTGGACCAAGCGCGCCGAGGAGCTCCGGCAGCGGGGCGTCAGCGACAAGGAGCGAGAAAAGTACCGGGAGGAGTACCTCCAGACGGTGAAGAAGGCGATCAGCAGCGGCAAGCCGGTACCCGTCGCAGTGATCGCGCAGCGTCCTGAGTTCGCGACCGCGCGCAATGCGCGCGCGCGGTACGAGAAGGGGCGGCACACGGCATTCGCGAACGAGAGTATCGCTGTGAACCGGTCGCTCAAGTCGGAGCGCGGCTTCAAGGTGAAGCGTCAGGACGGGAAGCCGATCCCTCACGAGCAGGTCGAGGAGATCGCGCGCGGGGTCTCCGAGGTCGAGAGCGTCATCGGCTCGCTGAAGGATCTGCTCGACTGGTCGGACCTGACGATCGCCCACACGAACGGGAAGCACCCGTTCCTCTCGCACTACGGCGGCCTCTACCATGGGAAGACCGAGCACGCGCTGGGCGGGAACGTGATCAGCATGGGTACGACCGGCGTGCGCGCGCTGGCGCACGAGTTGGGGCATTGGCTCGACTTCGAATCCGGGAGGGCCCTGGGGATCGAGATGCGCGTCTGGCGCAACTACAAGGGCCGGGGCGTCATGTCGACGGCGCTGACGGACAACGAGTCCCACTCCTGGCGCGGGCGCTCAGACTACTTCGAGCAGTTCGGGCGGCCGACCGATGTGATCGACCGCGCACGGGCGCGCATCAACAACGTGTTGGCGGTGAGGCGGACCTTCCAGAAGGACGCGAAGGAAGGAAAGACCCCGCTCGAGGTTCAGCAGATCGAGCAACGCCGCGTGCACCTGGGGCCCTACTGGCGGGAGCCGATAGAGGTCTTCGCGCGCCTGGTCGAGCAGTACGTGGCGACCGAGCTGGCCGCACGGCACACCCCAGCCGAAGTCGCCGCCGACGCCGACTACACGTCGTCGGCGGGCTGGTGGAAGGCCGAGGACTTCGAGGCGTTCAGGCCGATGGTGAAGCAGGAGATCGAGCGTCGTCTGGGCATCCTGCGCGCGCAGATCGCGGCCGGGGTGCCCGTTGCCAAGGCACGCCTTGGAGAGATGCTTCGGCGGATCCTCCGCCCAAAGGGGCGCTGATGCTGGTGCGCAAGACGGCAGGCGGTGGAGTGGTGCGGCGCCTGCTCCGCAAGGCGGCAGAGCAGCTGGGGTTCTTCGGGGGCGCGCTCCCGCGCACGACCGCGCGGAGTGCCAGCGCTCACCGGGAAGATCCGCGCCGACCGGGGAGCCGCGGCGGGAGGTGGTACCGTACCGATGGCGGCCGGGTGCGGTACGGATTGACCCTCGGCGGGAAGCACCAGCCGCTTCCCCTGGGGCCTGCCCCTCAGCTCACGCTGGACGACTTCCGCCACCGCGTGAAGGAAGAGGCGACCATCGCCCGTCTCGCGAGTAAGCCGGACCCGAGGAAGGCCGCCAAGCTGCGCCGCGTCGCGGACGCGCTTGACGAGGTCATCGCGTCGAAGCGGGACCCGGCCATTGCGTACCAGAACGTCACTGCCCGGCGCAGCGGCATCGTGGCGCGGCTCGAGGGGGATGCGCGCCACCTCGAACGTGTGCAGAGCGTGCTCCGCGAGCTCGCCGACATGAGCGAGCAGGGGACGGTGCCATACCCGTTGCGGAACGTCGCTACCCGCACGGACGTCGAGAACCTCCTGACGACACGGTTCCCCGGCGGGATGAGTCTCAGCTCGCACCAGTTGGCGTCAATGCTCGAGGACCTCGACACGACCGTGACCGACTTGAGCCAGGTGGCGACGGAGCACACGTACCGCTTCCGCGGCTGGCGCCCCCTCGACCTGGCTGGCGTCGAGGATGGCGTTCCTGCGCTCCGTGCCGTGGTGGCTCGCGCCGAGGCCTTGCGGGAGCGAGTCGAGTGTCATGGGTGCAAAGGGGCGGGGGGCGACTGCGAGCGCTGCGGGGGGAAGGGGCACTACCCCGGTGAGCGCCCGCACAGCATCGCGGTGACCCTCGACGAGTGGGAGAAGATCGGAGCTCTCGCTCGGCGGATCGCCAGCCAGAAGCCCCTGAACAAGTACGGCCACGTACAGCGGTACGATGCACAGCGGGTAGCCGAAGCGGTGCGCGACGGCGGGCGGGCGGTTCGCCTCGGGCTCGACTCGCAAGAGCAGTGGGACGAGGCGAAGGCTGCTGCGCAGGCGTTGGCGAGGGACTCCGGCAACCCGGTGACCGACCAGATCCGAGCCGCGGAGAGATCCCTGGTCGGCATGAAGATCCCCGGATACTTCCCGACGCCTACCGCAACGGTGGACCGCATGCTCGAGCTGGCCGACATCAACCGCGGACACCGCGTTCTCGAGCCGAGCGCCGGGAAGGGCAACATCGCTGACCGGATCCGCGAGAGGCACCAGAACGACGAGATCGACCTCGCGACGATCGAGCTTTCCGGAACCCTGAGGCCAATCCTCGAGATGAAGGGCCACAAGCTGGTCGGCCGGGACTTCCTGGAGCACCGCGAGCTCTACGATCGGATCGTGATGAATCCACCCTTCGAGGGGGGCGCTGACATCGATCATCTGCGCCACGCGTACTCCCTGCTCAAGCCGGGAGGGCGCGTCGTGTCGATCATGTGCGAGGGCCCCTTCTTCCGAGAGGATGGGAAGTCGAAGGAGTTCCGCACGTGGCTCGACAGCGACGTGCAGGGGACGCACGAGAAGCTGCCGGCGGGCTCGTTCCTCTCGAGCGAACGCCCGACGGGGGTCAACACGCGCCTGGTGGTGATCAGCAAGCCCTTCCAGTCCGCGAGGTCCTCGCTGCAGGCGTACCTGATCAAGCGCGGCGCCAACGCGCGTGATCGCCAGCTCCTCGACCAGCACTTCGACGAGATCGAGGCAGGCCGAGCCTACGGGCTTGGTGCCGATGAGGATGGTCAATCGCTGCGCCTCGGCGCGATCGCGACAAACGCCCTGGCCGAATGGTGGGACGCCGGCGGCGGGGAGATGGTCGCAACCGAGCGGGCGGTTGCCGGCGGTGCGACGGCGGAGGACCTCGCTCGGGTTCGCCGCGGTGGGCGTGGCTGGTGGGCAGACTCGATTGGTGGCGGTCAGGGGATGGGGCCCTACCTGGCGAGGAAGGACGCGATCGAGCAGTCGGTGCGCCACCGGCTCCACCGTGAGTGGGTCGAGGCCGGGATGCCGCTCGATCACGAGTACAACCGTCGCCTCCGGACGACACCGGCACCTCGCCCCCTCTACAAGGGGGCGGACGTTCGAAGCCCCGGGATTCGGGGGGGGCGCTTCCGGATCACGCCCAGCGGCCGCGTGTCCTACCGGATTCCCAAGCTGACGGCGCACGCGGGAACGTCGGCGTACTGGCAGATGCGACAGCAAGGGCTCGTCGAGCGCTACCGCTCGTTGGTCGAGCAACTCGCGCAGCAGGGCACCGCTGACCAACGCGAGTACGCGAACGCCTGGCTCGAAGCCGATCGCCAGAGCCGCGCCTGGCTCGACCGCCATCGGGAGTACTTCCGCGAGGAGATGCGTCGAGGGGGGGAGGGCGCTCTCGTCGCGGCGGTGAAGCACGTTCTCGACGAGGAAGGTCCCCCCTTTGCGAAGGCGTTCCTCGAACTCACCCAGGCGCGACCACCCATCCGCCTCGCCCTACGAAGGAGAGCCGCATGAGCCTGCACGTCACCGATGTCTCGGTCCACAACCTGGTCCTGACGAACCAGAACACGGAGTACTCGCTCACGATCCCCCGCGCCTCGAAGCTGCGGATCCAGGCGCGCGCCGCCGACGTGCGGCTCGCGTACCAGGCGGGCGTCGTTGCAGCCGGCGCGCCGTACATGACGGTCAAGGCTGGGTCGCCGCCCCTCGTTCTCGACCACCTGGTCGGGAACGCCATCACGCTCTATTTCGCCTCTGGAGTAGCGGGCGCCGTCGTGGAGGCGGAAGCGTGGGCGTGATCTATCTGCCGCCGGCGCCGCGCCGGCGAGCGCGCCTCGCTCTCGGGCACCGGACGCCCGAGACGCCGCAGGTGGTGCGGCTGATGGCCCTCGGCAACGTGGGCGGGCGGGTAGCCCCATGGCCCGTGCGGGTCCCGTTGGACCTCCTCTGCAAGTCGCGCCTCGAGCGGATCGTGGACATCGATCCCGACGTCCTGGCGAAGGCCGAGGTCGGTCGGACGTACACGGACGAGCGTGGGAGCTTCCGCTGGATCACCGTCCACCCTCATGGAGACGAAGAGCGGGGTATTCCCGTCAAGATTCGCGAGAGCAAGACCGAGCCGGGCACGTGGCACGTCGTCGGTGGAGCGGGCGGCAAACTCAACTACCTGCGCCTCACCAACGTGAAGTCGCCGGCCGAGTACCGTAAGCAGGCGGACGAAAAGCGGCGCGCGCGCAAAGAGGCCGAGAAGGACAAGGCGGCCGCCCGCAAGGTGCGCCTCGAGTCGATGACGGATGAGGAGCGCCAGGCGACGTTCGAGGCGGAGAGGGCGGAGGCCGACGCGCGGAAGGACGCCGCCGACAAGGCCGCACTGACGAAGCGTGAGTTCATCGCCAAGGTGGCGGCCGCCGCTGGCTGGAAGGACGAGGAGTGGAAGTTCGACGCAACCGCCCAGCGGCTGAAGGCTGCCGGGGCTGACCCCGATCGGATCGAGCAGCAGGAGCGCGCCCACTTCAAACGCGTGTTCAACCGCGCCAAGCAGATCGAGCGGGAAGCCAAGCGGACTCTCCTGCTCGATCATGAAGCCCGGCTTGCCGTGGGGCTCGGAGAGGTTCCTCTCAAGGCCGACGACAGCAGTGTCATCGCGCTCTCCGACCTGGATCCGGACAAGGCGGGGAAGGGACTCGGCTACCGCCGCGACGTCACCAAGATGTCGGACGCCGAGATCACCCGCCAACTCGCCGCCGAGGACGTCGGGCGCCTGCGCACGGAGCTGACCGACGCCCTTGAGCAGGTGAGCCACGAGGCGCCGGCTACCGTCGGGCGGGTCGAGCAGCTCAAGGCAGACCTGCGGGTGGCAGAGATCATCCAGCAGAACGCTGACGTCACGCCTGAAGAGCTCGCGGAGCGGGAACGGGCAGTGTCTGCCGAGTTGGCGGACGCAAGACGGGAGTACGAGGAAGCAGCGAAGGAAGTCGCTGCCTGGCCCGATCATGGGAAGGGTGACGAGTGGTACGACGCGCACTTCGACGAGGCGTTCGACCGGCTCGAGCTGGCGAAGTCGCAGGTGGCGGGCCTGATGGAGAAGCAGGACGAGGTCGAGATCCTGAAGGGGCGCCAGGAGAAGGCCGTGGTCGCGGCACGGAAGGAGGTTCGGAGCCGCGCGACCCAGGAGAAAGAGCAGTGGCTGCGCGACGCCGAGGGCGATGACGCTGTGCAACGGAGGCGCACCTTCATCGCCAAGCTGCAGAGCGGCCTCCAGGGGTACCGGGCGGAGATCGAGACGCTCAAGGCCGCCGGTGTGCTGACGAAGCCAGAACTGCCTTCGCCGAACCAGCTCTCGCCGCAGGCGGCCGCGGACATCGTCCGCTCCATGAAGGAGGTCAGAAAGATCGAGCAGGCCGAGCAGAAGGGCGGGGAGGCTTTGGACAAGCTCTTCGGGCGCGGCTACTTCGTCGAGACGCGGCAGGCGAAGCTCGACGCCGACATCCGTCGGGACGTCGAGGCGGAGATTGCGGAGGCGCGCACCAAGACTTTCCTGCGCGAGCTCGAGGCGTCCGATCGGGATCCGTCGCTTCTCGACCTCACCGAGAACGAGCGGCGCGATTCGTTGCAGCGGCACATCTCCGCCGGCAGCTTCAACGCGCTCAACAACGCGAGCCTCACCCTGATCGGGCAGGCGGTCTTGTCGAGGGACGCATGCGATGTCCTCGGGGCGGCAGCGGCGGGTCAGGTCCTGGCGCGGGCGATCCATCAGACCCGCGGTCCCGAAGAGGTGCGCGCCCTGGCGGAGGCCGTCTCGGACTACCACCTGAAACACCACCTCGAGGCATCGGAGGAAGCCGTGCGCACCGCACAGGCGCTGTACGACCAGGTGAAGGAGATCGAGCTCGGGGCAGCCGAGAACCCGGGAGACCTGGCGGTGATGCAGGAGCTCAACGCGAAGCGACGGGAGAAGCTGCTCGAGGCGCGCCAGATCCTCGGTCAGACGCTGGGGGACATGGAAGCGACCGCGGCGCTGCAGCTCGCCCTCAAGGCTGGGCCCACCAAGGAGGTCCACGCGAACCTGGGACCCATCTCACCCGACTCGGCCGTGCGCCAGGTGCGCGCGCTCGGCCTGGGGCGCAACGACTTCGAAGTCACGACGGACGGCGTGAACCAGTTCCTCACCATCCACCAGAGCGGCCTCGACAAGATCGCGGAGCCGGTCGACGCGGGCGAGTTGCGTTTGGCCGAGGAGATCGAAGCGATCAAGCGGGGGGATCGGGACGAGGATGGATGGTTGCCCCCAGGCATCGTTCGGACGCCCGCGACGAAGTTCACGAAGGAAAGGCATGGGGAGCTCCCGTCGATTGGCGCCGAGCTCGCGGCGCAGCGGCCGCCGGTCCAGTGGGGCAGCGGCGAGCGCGGCATCGCCGGCGACATCGAGGACTTCATCGGCGCGAGCCTCGCCGATGGGCGCGACCCGAACGACATCCTCCCCGACCTCATGCGTCAGCTCGCCAGCGTGCCTGGCGAACACCAGGGAGCGGCGGTCGCCTACCTGAACGAGCACATGCCGGCCACGGTGATCGCCATGGACGGACGTGGCCGCAAGCTCTTCGTGACGGACGAGAATGGCGAGCCGGTGACGGGGGAGGATGGAAAGCCGATCCCCCGATACCGGCAGGCGCGCGCCGACGAGTACGAGGCGCACATGCAGAAGCTGGCCGACCAGTACATGGAGCGCCGCTACCCGAGTGGGGAGGTCGCGGCCTTCCACGCCCAGTCCATCCCATCGGGGATCGAGACGACCCGCGCCGTGTACGCCGCGATCGCCGAGGATCCGCGGGCTGTAGCGGCCTTCAAGGATCCGGCAGAGCTCACGACACAGGACAAGGCTGCGCTGAGGCACTACTTCAACACCGAGGTCGCCAAGGTGTCCGGCAACGCCCGGGTGGATGAGAAGGCGCTTGAGCGGAGCCTCGCGGAACTCGGTCCGGAGCCTGCCAAGGTGATCAAGGGACAGGGGGGGCTCTTCGGGGGCGGCGAGGACACTGCCAACCCGGACTGGCTCGAGTGGAAGCGGCGGCACGATGAGATCGTGACCACCGCCCAGGATGCGGGGAGCGCGTGGAGCGACTACGTGACCACGCACCGGAACGACGTGCGCCGAGCCTACCTCGCCCTGCAGGATCGGATGAAGGGGCAGTTCCTGGAGCGCTTCCACCGCTACTTCCCCGGGAGTGAAGGTCTCCGCGCGGGCAAGCGCACGATCCGTTACGCGGACCGCCACCTGGCCTATCTGGACCCGGAGAAGCGTGCCGCCATCCGGGAGCAGGAAGCGAAGCTGCGGGCCAGCTCGAGCAACCGCGACGTGGCGGGCCGGTACGCCTCAGGGTCCATCCGCGACAAGATGGACTGGCAGCTCGGCAACAATGAGATCATGCGGCAGAACACGGTCGACCTCTTCGGCGCGGCACCCGCGAAGAAGGGCCTCGACGTGCACGAGCGGTTCGCTCTTGGGCAGCGCGCCGAGGCGCAGCTCGGGGCTCTCGTCGACACCGTTGGGAAGAGCTTCCGGTATGCCACCGACCAGCCGATCAACCTCGACGTGAACGTCAACATGAGCGGCCCGAACGTCGCCCGTCAGAGGACGATCAAAGCCTTCCTGGCCGGGAAGAGGATAGGAGCCTTCCTCGGCGCGGGCTCGGGGAAGACGTCGGTCGCGCTCGGCGGGTTCACGGCGGCCGCCTCGGACCCGGCCACCGGTGTGAAACGGGGCATCTTCGTCGTGCCCTCGCAGGTGCAGGGGCAGTTCCACGGTGAGATGGCGCGGTTCGTCGATCCTGCCTCGGGCCTCAACTGGCACGCCAACCCCGGAGCGCCGGCGGAAGAGCGGTTTGCTGCGCATCGCGACCCCGACACCCACATGGTGGTGATGACGCACCAGGGGTTCCGAGACGACATGCTGCGGCTCGTGGCCGATCACCTGGGCGTCGACCGCGATGCCGCGGGCGCCCAGTTCCAGAGACTCGGCCGCAAGGAGCGCGCGAAGCTTCTGCGCGAGGCCTGGGGCAAGGCGGGAGTCGACTACCAGGCGGCCTTCCTGGACGAAGGACACGTGACGCTCGACCGGAAGGGGAAGCGAGACTCGCTCCTCTCGGCGATGATGACCGCGGTCAGCGACAACGCGCCCTACTACATGGCCATGACTGCCGACCCTGCGAAGAACGACGTGTCCGAGATCCGGTCGCAGATGGCTAAGTTCTATCCGGACGGGCGGTACGACGACGAGCAGGACTGGCACAAGCGATACGGCCTCAACACCTCGGCGAGCCGCGAGGCGCTCCGGCGCCAGATCGCACCGAAGTTCTTCACCCACCACATCACCCCGGATGTCGGCGTTACCCGCGACGAGCGGGCCCTGGACCTCCACCCCGAGCAGCAGGCGGACTACGATCGCACGCTCCGCACCTACGACCGCGCCCGCGTGGCGCGCCTCAGGGGCTCGATCGACGTCGACGCGGTCAAGGAGCTCTCGCCCGGATCCTTCGAGGGACGGCCAGCCGATGAGCACGAGGGGATCGCCCGGCGCCTGACGGATAGCCTGGGCATCATCCGTGACGCGGCTCTCCACCGCATCGTCAACGCCTCCCCCGCCGAGAAGAACGCCAAGGTGCAGCACGTCCTCGAGTTCCTCGGGAAGCACCCCGTGAAGGACAAGCCGGTGGTGATCTTCGCCCACAACCATGCCTCCGTCGACATGCTCGAGAAGGCCGTGCGGGCGGCCGGGCACCGCGTGACGACCCTCACCGGAAAGCACTCGAGCGAGGTCAAGGACCAGCGCCGCCGAGCGTTCCAACCCGACAAGGGGAAGGAAGCAGAGGCGGACGTGCTGATCATGTCCGACGCGGGGGCCACCGGCCTCAACCTGCAGCGCGGCCAGACGCTCATCAACTACGACACGCCCATGACGGCGATGGGGCACGCGCAGCGGAACGCGCGGATCTGGCGTTGCGGCCAGAAGCAGGACGTCGACTTGGTCGACCTGGTCACGAAGACGCCCTTCGAGGCCTCAGCGCGGAGGCGCCTCGAGCGGAAGTACGATCTGCGAGACACGGTCACGGGACAGGTCGACACCTCCGATGACTCGCAGCTCAGCTCCCACGTGGGGCGCGCGCTCGAGCAGAAGCGCCAGGCAGACATCGCGCGGAACGCACCGCTGGCGGCATAGGGGGGAGGATGAAGGCGAAGGGGGATCTCAAGGATCGCGCCGCCCAGCTACTGGCGGACGTCGAGGTCGAGCTCCGGCACGCCGATCGGGCCGACGACGTAATCGGCGGGCACGCCGAAGAGGCGGAGGGGCGGCTCATGGCGGAGCTCGAGAAGCGTCATGCGGACCTCGAGCCGGACGCCGACGCCGTGCGCGTGTTCAGGCTCGCGCAACTCCGGCAGGCGCGGCAGGTGAGCGCGCTCGCGCGCCGAGAGCGGGTTCGCCGGGGGGCGTAGGTGGAGTGTCCCCGATGTCGGCGAGTACTCGCGCACCGCGCGCAGGAGGGCGGCGAGGTCCTGAAGGTGCGCTACATCCGCCGGACGCCCGAGGGAAAGCTGGTGATCGCGTGCGTCCGCTGCGGGGCGGAGCTCGAGCAGATCCGGGGCCGGCTGGTGCTCTTCGTGAGCGCCTCGAAGCCCTCCTCGGGAAGCGGGCAGCGCACCGCCTCTGTCGAGAGTTCGGAGGACAGTTGATTCGGGTGCCTTCGCTCACCGCGATGCGGCGCGTGCGACTGCGCGCGGCAGTTCTGGGCGCAATCGACGGAGGGGCGACCTATCGCGAGGTCGCCAAGCGCTACCGCGTTCCCCTCGCGACTGTTGTGCGATGGGCGAACGATCCAGAAGTGTAACAGTTTCGGTACAGGGCCTCGACGAGCGGGGGTGAAGCGAGCAAGATCACCCTCGTCACAGCCGAGCCCAGGAGTTGGAGGCAGGAACCTCCGAGACTCGAGGCCGCGAGGACGCATCTCCGCATTGGAGATGGCGCCCCCGCGGCCTTTTTTTTGGCCGAAACGAGATGGAAGAGATCGCGATCGCAGACGGGTGGTTCTGGAAGGCCCAACTCAAGACGGAGGGCGAGGACCGGTTCGTGTACTGCCAGCCGAGCAACGACAACTGGGACAGCCAGAGCGAGCAGATGTCCCAGCGGGCGCTCCTGAGGGCCGCCCCGGGCTATCTCGAGCGTGGGAACGTCGACATCGCGCATCTGTCGCTGCTCGGCCGGAAGCTCGGGATCCGACACCCGGAGCTGTACGAGATCGGACGGCCCCTCGAGGTCTTCGGCGACGGAACGAAGGGCAATCCGCTGGTGGTGAAGGCGATCATCTACCGCGGCGAGGGGAAGGCTGCGGAGCAGGCCGAGATCTTCTGGGACTCGATCGCGCGCCAGATCCCGCCGCAGGTGTGGCGGCCCTCTGTGGGGGGCCGCGTGCTCGAACGCGACTGTCGGAGCGATCCGCGCGGCTGCATCCTGAAGGCGGTCGAGTGGGTCAACATCGCCTTCGCCAAGACCCCGGTGAACCAGACCGTCAAGGCCGTCTGCTTGTCCATGGACGAGCTGATGTTCGCGAAGGCTCTGGTTGCCGGGTACGGCACGGACACGGCCCAGCTCACGGGAGGTGCTGCGCTGCGGCGCGAGAGCTTGCACCCGGAGCGAGTCGACACGAGCGCCGCGATTGGCTTCCTGCGGGGAGATGAGTGCCCGCACACGCGCGGCAAGCCGAATCGCCGCGCGCTTCTCGCGCACCTTCGGGAGTGCGGCGGCTTGGCCCCCGACGATGCAAACCGAACCGCAGAGGCCGTGCTCGCGCGGCTTCGCAAGCGCAAGGCCGCCGCGAAGGCGGCGAGGGAGGTCTCATGAAGTGTGTCGAAGGACACGAGATGGACGACACGCACAAGCGTTGCGGGTCGTGCGGGAAGGAACCTCAGAAGGCCGGCGACTCGATGCTCAAGTGCCGGGACTGCGAAAGCGAGCAGCCGGCGGATCAGAGCTTCTGCACGGACTGCGGCAGTGAGCTGCTGAAGGCGGACGACGCCGTCTTCGAGGACCTCGAGGCGTTCTGGCGCGATCGGGAGGTCCCGGAGTTTGCGGTGGAGCGCGGCGAGCACGGCGACGTCGACGGGCTTCTCAAGTCGCTCGACTCCGGCGAGGACGACGTCTACGACGCCGCCCCGCTGATCAAGGCCTCGATCGAGGGCCAGCAGAATGTCTACGACGCGGCTGTCTCGATCGGCCGGCGCCAGGTGGCGATCGAGCGCGGGCAGGTCCTGATCGCGCGCGGCCTCTCTCGCATCTACGACATGCTCAAGGCCCGCGACGCCGAGTCCGGGCGTCAGCAGAACCGACCCGGCCGGAGCCGAACCGCCGCGGTGACGCAGGTTCCGCGCCGCCCCCTCTCGGGCGCGGAGGAGGATGAGAGTGCACCGCTCAGCATGTTCAAGGCCGAGGACGTGGTGGCGTTCGAGGCGAAGGGCCTGCTCGAGGACGGCGACAGCACGAAGATCGAGTTCTGGGCGAACCGCGGGTTGACCATCGCCGCGCTCGCTCAGGAAGACCCCGGGCTCGCTCGCCGACTGCAGTCGGCGGTGACGCGGAGCGCGAACTGAGGCCGCGCGGGTAACGCACCCGACTCCAGGCTCGGAACCCCAGCAGACCCTTTGGAGGAGAGCGAATGGACTTCAACCAGGACCCCATCATGGGGGTGTACTCGGGCGGCGGCTTCGAAGACGTCATCCGGGAAGGCTTCCGCGGTGGCTCGAAAAAGGACCTGATCAAGGCCCTCACCGGCGCCGGCGGCACCGATCACGCCACGCTGACGGGCGGCGCGGCGCTGCGCCGCGAGTCGATCGAGGCCTCGCTGATGCGCACCACCCAGCGCGAGGAGCACCTCGTCATCTGGCGCAAGCTGCCGAAGAGCGACGCCTCCGCACTGGTCGACGAGTGGACGCGTGATCGCGAAGTGGGCGGCGTGCCCATGAGCGGCTTCAACGCGGAGCTCGCGGCCATCCCGGAGAACACCGGGACCTACGAAAGGGAGTTCGGCCGCGTGAAGCTCATCACCGACATGCGGCGGGTGTCCGGTGTCGCCGAAGACCAGTCGAAGAAGGGCCTGGCCGACGCGATCGCCACCGAAACCGACAAGGGCTCGATCAAGGTCCTGACCGACGCGAACTCGTGCATCTACTACGGCGACAGCGCCTGCAACGAGGACGAGTTCGACGGGCTCGACAAGCAGCTTCGCGCGATCGGCGGCGATGCGATCATCGACCTGCGGGGGGAGTCGATCACCGGCAACGCGAAGGAGTTCATCGAAGCCGCCCGGCGCGTGTGGGGGTTCGGGCACTGGGGCAAGGTGACCGACTACTTCTGCTCCGGCGAGATGCAGACCGACATCGACCAGAAGCTCGACCCCGCGCACCGGGTATCGGTGGACGGCAGCGATCGCAACGTCAAGATCGGCACCCCCGTGAAGGGCATCCACACCAACTTCGGGGACATGGCGACGAACATCGACCCCTTCCTCCTCGAGGGCCAGCCGCCGTTCATCGCGCGCGGTCCGCTCTACGCGGCCTTCGTGACGGGGTCTGGTGTCTCGGCGCCCGTGTCGGTCGCTGGTGTCGCCGCCCCGAACGCCGCTTCGAAGTTCCTCGCCGCCCACGTGGGCGCGTACTACTGGGCGGTCGAGGCCGGCGGCAAGAACGGCAAACGGTCGGCGCTCGTGGTGTCGGCCGCGGTCAACGTCGCCGCCGGCGATCGCGTCACGGTGACGATCACCGCACCCGTTGGGAACAACGCGCGCTGCTACTACCTGTTCCGCTCGCGTCGGAACGGCACGAACGCCGCGGCGGATCTGCGCGAGATGGTGCGGCTGCCTGCGAACGGCGACACCGCCGTCGTCTATCTGGACGACAACCAGAACATCCCGGGCAGCTCGATCATCCCGGTCCTCTCCATCCGCAACAAGGCGATCGATGTGCGACGCATGGGTCCTCAGCGACGGATTCCGCTCTACCCGTCGGACACCTGGGAGAGCCGATGGGCGCAGGTGGCCCTCATGTACCTGCGGCTCGCGAAGGAGAACCAGCACGTCCTGATCATCAACGCCGTGCCCAGTGTGCAGGCGTGGCGTCCGTTCTGACGGACCTGATCCGAGGGTGAACCGGGGACCGGGGCCGCACTGGGCCCCGGTCCCCTCAAGCGTTTCAGAGGGGTGATCGCATGGCGAAGAAGACCGGCGCTGAGCCGCAGTCAGAGCAGCAGGACCAGGGGCACCAGGATCAGCAGGACCAGCAGGGACAGCAGGGACAGCACGACCAGGGGCACCAGCAGCCATCTGGGGACTTGCAGGATGAGAGCGGCGGAGCCTCGCAGGCGGAGTCGGTTCTCGTTGGGGGCCGTCGGGTGGTGTGCGAGGTCGTCCGAAGGGACGTCGACGGCCGCGAGTGCCCGATGCGCGACCCGGTCATCGATGGGGTGATGTTCGCGACGGTCTCGATCGGGGGCTGCGACACGCACGTGTCGGAGCGCATCGCGGCCGAGAAGATTCAGCGCTTCCTCGGCTTCCCGGGTTACCGCGTGTTCAAGGACGGCGACGACTACGACCGCCTCATCGAGGACGCGATCGACCGCGCACGCGCAGCGACGCCGACCGGAGGTCTCAGCTCGGCCGAGCGCTCCTACCTCGACCAGCTCGAGGAGCAACGGTCCATCAACCTTGCCCAGGCGGACGAGCTCCGACGGAAGGACGTGATCATTCGCGACCAGGCCGACGAGATCCACCGGCTGAAGGGCGAGCTCGCGCGTCTCCGGGAGGAGACGGGGAGGAAGTAAGTGGCGATCGAGAAGTTCACCACGCGGCAAAGGGAACAGCTCAACTTCGGCGGCCTGAAGGACGCCAAGCTGAACGAGAAGATCGATGAGCTGATCGACGAGCTGAACGCGCGCCCGGTCCAGGCGGTGGTCGCCGGCACCAACGGGACTGAGATCGCGAGCCCCTCGGACATCGGGACGGTGATCTCCGTGCAGGCCTTCGTCACCTCCTCGGGCGCCGCCGCCGCAAAGGCGCTGCTCGCGCCCACCACCGACTACACCGTCGCGAACGGCAAGCTCACCTGCGTCTCCAACCAGTCCGCGAACACGCTGGTGGTCACGTACCGCAAGAAGTGAGCGCGTGCCGCGAAGCTCGAAAATCGCCCTGACCGCGGAGGACCTGAGGGGCAGTGAGCTCTACGGGCTCCTGGTGCGTGCCCGCGGTGAGGCCGGCGACTATCCGGCGACGGAGATCGAGCGCAAGCTCTTCGCCGCCGAGGACTTCTTCGAGCGAGATCTCGGGATCCGCTTGCGGGTGACCCGCGTGCTCTCGGCCCCGGAGGAGCGCGGCTCGAGCCTGGACCCGGTGCTGGCCATCAACCCGCCCTTCGATCCAACGGTGGACCTCGCGGAGCCCGGCTACGACTACGAGCCCGACCTGTGGTCCGCCCAGCGTTGGGCTCTGATCAAGCTCCGCCACGGCCCGGTCCGTCAGATCGACCGAGTCGTCTTCCGGTGGCCGGGGGGCACGCGCATCTGGCAGGTGCCGGCCGACTACATCAGCATGGACCGGAAGGGCTCGATCAACATCAAGCCCGGCAACAACCCGGCGATGCTGAGCTTCAACGCCTACATGCTCAGCATCTTCGCCGGGGGCATCGGCCTCCCGCACTCGATCGTCATCGACTACCAGATTGGGTTCACCCCTCAGGAGCTCGATGCCAACGAGCAGGATCTGGTGGAGGCGATCCGTCTCCGCGCGGTCCTCTTGCTGGGCGGGGTCATCACCCAGATCGCGAGCGGCGGTGGTCTCCAGAGCGAGTCGATCGGTACGGACGGGCTCTCGCATTCCCGTGGCCTTGGCAGCGGCAAGTGGGGCGTCTACTCGGGCGTGATCGAGCAGGCCGCTGCCCAGGAACAGGCATTCCGCGACGCGTGGAAGCGCAAGAACCGGGGCGTGCCGGCGGTGTTCGCGTGATGGCGGTCTCGGAGCTTCCCATCCACGGCCGCCTCGACCCGAAGCGGTTCGACGAGGAGATCGAGCACCACGGAATCGCCGCGCGCTGGCACCGCTCGCGCACCTGCCCGTGCATCGACCCTCGAACGGGGCAGGCGGAGATCGGGTGCCCCGTGTGCCTCGACGAGGGCGTGCTCTGGGACGAAGGGACGGCACTCAAGGTGCTGATGCCCGGGCGCTCGCGGAAGGACGAGTACGCGGACGTCGGGCACTGGATGAACGGCTTCGTGTCGATCACGTTCCCGTCGAAGGTGGTGCCTGGGCACTACGACAAGGTCGAGCTGTCCGAGTCGCTCATGATCGCGCGCCAGGTGCTCGTGCGGGGGGCGACCAACAAGCTCGGCCGCTCTCGCGAGCGGCTCCGCTACCGGGAGGCCGCGGTTGCCGTCGAGTACTGCGAGGCAATCGATCCGGGGGACCCCGCGGCGGTCTTGTCATTCTCGACTCCCGACGACTTCAGCCTGGGCCCCACGGGCGTCGTTGAGTGGGTGCCCGGGCACGGGCCTGCAAGCGGGAAGCAGTACACCGTCCGCTATCAGGCCCGCCCCACCTACATCGTCTGGTCGCCGCAGGAGCGCGAGGAGGGCGGGCAGAAGCTGCCGTACCGCGTTCAGGCGCAGCGGCTCGAGTTCTTCCAGCCGGCCGTGGTCGGAGGGGCGTGATGGCAGAGCGGTGGTTCACCGTCGACGCCGACCCGTCGCGGCCGTCGCCGGCGCTCGATGCGGCCATGGCGCAGATCCCCGAGGTCGTTCGGGCGGTCTGGATGCGCATCATCCGTGACGAGGGCATCGTCGACCAGGGTGGCTACCTGTCGGCGCTTGAGGCGCAGGAGGCCCTCCAGTGGCCCTACCTCGGCGACTCCAGCGCTGCTGCGGTGGTGAACCTGGCGCCGCAGGCGGACTGGATCGAGGAGGGCCGCGCGGGATTCCACCTCCCGTCGCGCTGGTCGCGCTGGCAGATGAACGCGGAGGGTGAGCCCTACGCCGTCGTGCGCTTCCGGATCCCGACGCCGTTCGCGCGTGGAGGGGTGCAGCACACGCCCGGGCTCGCCGCGCGCTACACCCAGGGGCGCCCGGGCGGGCTCAGTGCGAGCCGCGGCCGAGTCGGTGCGGCGATGCCGCCCGAGGTCTACGAGCGGGCACGTGCCCTTGGCAGCGGTGGGCGCCTTGGCGGGTTCGGCGAACTCTACAAGCAGTCGAAGAGCTACGAGTTCTACCGGCAGGCGTTCGGCGAGATGCCGCCCGAGCTCGAGGGTGTGACCGGCTACACGTGGGCCGCCTCGCAGTTCGAGGGGATGGTCCGGCAGACCTCTCCGACTCCGCAGGGCGGCGTACATACCGAGTACGCGACCTTCCGCACGATCCGACCGGACTCGCCGGGGTGGTATATCCCGCCAAGTCCGCCGCGGAGGGTTGCGGAGCGCGCCCTCGAGGAAGCGGCTTCGGTGGTCGAGGAACTGCTCGCAGAGGCCGCAGCGGCCGACGCCCTGTCAGCGCTCTTCCCGGAGGACACATGACCGGTTACCGCGACACCTACGCCGACGGTGCTCACGAGGTTGTGCTCGACGGCGTCGTCCTCGGCTTCGGAAGCGACGGCGTGCTTTGGGACCCCACTCCAGAGCAGCGCCGCGTCCTCGAGGCAGACGGTGTGCGCGCGGCGCGCTTCGTGTCGTTCGAGACGGACCCGCCTGGAAGGGTGGTCACGGGAAGCGATCTGGTCGACGCGCTCGTCGAGCAGGATGAGGGTGGGGCTGCGGCTGTGGAGGCCGGGCCGGTGACCGACCCCGAGTCGGCGCCGGCGCCGGCGGACTCCTCGGAGGAGGCGGCGCCGGCGCGCCGCCGGCGGAGGGGTGAGTGAATCCTGGATGGATCGTCCCCGATCGCCTGATCTTCGATGCGCTCATGGCCGGGCTCGTGGAGATCGACGCGGCGTTCACGGCGAACACCATCGATCGGCTGCTCGAACGGATGTTCAACAGCTTCGACGGCCCCGCGCGCGCGCAGGTGCGCGAGTGGCTCCGCGCGAACGAGGTGCGCCTTCTGCTGAACTTCCCGCAGACGGACGCCGAGATCCCGTGCCTCGCCGTGGTGGTCGACCCGGACGAGCAGTCGGCGCAGTACGTCGGCGACCTGGGCGGACGCGTCCAACTCGACAGCGGCGAGATCGTGAACGCGCAGACTTCGAGGTGGCGCACCACGGTAGGCGTCATCGCCTACGCGGAGAAGTCGGATGTCGTCCTGTGGCTGAACCACATCGCGAAGTTCCTCCTCAGCGCGAAGCGCAAGGAGCTCTTCGACCACTTCGTGCATGGACAGACGCTCCGCGGTCGCGACTTGGGCTTCGACCAGCGGTTCGCGCCACGCTTCGTCTACCGGCGCGTCGTGGCGCTCACCGCCGAGTACGACCAGACGGATGCGGTCGAGGAGGGCGCGGCCGCCATCACCAGCGTGTCGTCGGCCCCGGAGGTGGTCTCTGGTGTCGTCTGAGCGCATCTCTTTCGCCGAGTACGTGGACGGCGTCGCCAAGATGAGCCGCGTGCTCCGGCGCGCCTTCGAAACCCACTGCGCGGGCGACTCGCAGAAGTTCAACTACCGCACCGTGCAGGAGTGGGACCGCACGCGCAGCGAGTTCCTGAGTCAAGGGAGGCAGCAGCATGGCTAACCAGGTCAATCCCCTCACCATCTTCGACACGCGAAATCGGCCGAGGGTCGAGCCGTTCGTGAGCGGCGTGATGCGGACGCAGACGCGTGAGCGCGGCCGCCCGATTCTCGTCAACGACCTGGTGATGATCGGCGCGTTCCACGACGGCAAGCCGGGCACGCTGGCGCGCTTCTCTCGCCTGGACGACCTCGAGGCGAACCACGACCCGACGAACACGGGCGACGAGAGCGTTCAGCTCTGCAGGCGTGCGCGGCTGGGCTTCGCGGATCCTGACGTGTTCGGGGCCGCGGACATCATCACCTATCGCGTGGATCCGGCCACGCCGAGCTTCGCCTACATCAAGGCGGGGGCGACCGACCTCATCAAGGTGACCCGCAACTCCTACGGCTACCACGCGAACGGTTCGGTCGGCGGGGCGCGGCACAAGGTGCTGGCCGGCACGGTGCACGGGAAGAAGGTCGTGCTCAAGACCGGCGCCAAGGACTTCACGCTCGACAACATCGGGCGCCTCTTCAACCTGAAGTACACCGGCAACGGGACGGGTCCGACCGTCACCATCCGGCGGGCAAGCGGGAAGATCACCTACACGAACCAGCCCGCCGACCAGGACAAGCTCACGATCAACGGGGTCGTGTTCGAGTTCGAGAGCACGGGTGGGGTCACGGGGGGCAACACGCCCGTCGCCGTCGGTGGCGACATGGACGCGACCTTCCTGGCGCTCACGAACGCGATCAACACCGTGCTCGGTCCAGCCGGTGTCACGGCGACCCACGATGCCGCGAACAACGCTGTCAACCTGAGCGCTCCGCAGCAGGGGGTGCTGCTCGTCGAGACCACCGACACGGGCAACGTGATGACCGTGTCCATGAGCGGGCAAGGGGTTTTCCTGCAGACGTCGATCACGAATCCGACGGACGGCAGCCAGGCGATCTCGGCGTCCCTCACCTCCGGCCCCTACTCGACCATCGACCAGTTGGTGAACTGGATCAACGCGCAGGACCAGTACGAGGCGGTGATCTCGCCGTATGCGGAAGGCGCGCTCCTGAGCGTCGGCCTGGATCCCGTGACGGCGGTGTCGATTGCCGCCGGGGGCGCCAACCTCACGGGCTACGTCGCCGCGATCACGAATGCGATCAACACCCGCACCCAGGGGAACTTCACGGCCGAGGCACTGGTCTACGGCACGGAGCCGGACGAGGTCCTCGCGACGGCCGCGGACACCGTCTACACCGGCGGCACCTCGCCGGTGGCCAACATCACGCACTACGAGGCCGCCCTGGCCGCGATCGCGGCCCAGCTCGAGCTCGGGGGCGTCCTCCTGGTCGACACGACGAACCCCGCGGTTCTGACGATGGTGGCCGAGTTCTGCCTCGAGCAGCAGGGGCTCGGGAAGTGGTTCCGCTTCTACGGGGCGTGCGCTCCGAACGAGGCTGCGACCCTCGATGATCGTCTCACCGGGTTCCTCGACCTGTCGGGCCAGGTCGACCTGAACCTGGGACACCTGGTCTGCCAGCGGATGCAGGAGATCGGGCGCGGGGGCGAGGTGCGAACGCTCTCGCCGCTCCACTTCGCCGCGGCCCTGGCCGGAGCTGCGGCGGGCAACGTGCCGTTCCAGACGCAGCTCACCAACAAGCGGCTCCGCTTCGTCGCGATCCATCCGTCGGACGAGTTCACCGTCGACCAGCGCGCGCGCCTGATCGCCGGCGGCATCACCCTGGCGAAGAAGGAGCGCGACACGATCCGCGTCGTCCTGCACCTGACGACGTCGCACGACCCCGTGCGCTCGATGGAGCGCATCGCATCGGAGCGGGCCACGGTCGACCTGATCGACGCGAACGTGCGCGAGGCCTTCCTCGAGTACCGCGGGCAGTGGGCCAACGCCAACATCGCGGCACGGGTCAACGGCACCCTCCGCCAGGTGCTGGACCGGTTCGTCGCGTCCGGGGCCCTGGTGCGAGGCCAGGACGAGGACGGTTCGCCGGTACCGCCCTGGGAGACGGTGCCGGCTGGCCCGAACGGCGAGCCGTGGGTCCTCACCGCCGGCAACCTGAACATCTCCTACCAGATCTTCATCGGGTCCGAGCTCCGCGGCATCAACCTGCGCGGCAATGCCGAGTTCGCGCGGATCGTCGGCACTTTGCAGACGTCTGCACTGACCCTGACGACGGTGGTGCCGCTGACGTAGCCGGCGCCGCCCCGAGCCCTCGCTGGCGACCGGGACCGATAGGGGAATCACCCCGCCCCTTGAGGATCGCGACCCGGTCGCCAGCGCATACAGCCACTACAAACGGGGTCCTCTTGGGGAAGAGGAGGAGAGCCATGCGCAATGCCGAACGCAACCGAGGCCCTCTCGTCGGCGAGAGTGCTTCTGTACGTCATCCCGCCCGAGGGAGGTGGTGAACCGCTCCCTCTGGCTCTGGTCGAGGACTTCACCGCCGGCAAGCGCGTCCGCAGCGAGAACTTCCCGGAGGTCGGGCGCGGGACGCCGCGGGCAAACGTCACCAACTACAACGACGGCTTCCTGCGCTGGTCGAAGGTCTACCAGCTCGCGCCGGATCTGCACGAGAAGATCGCGCCGCGCGTGAACGAGTTCAGCTCGTACGAGGCCTTCGACGTGATGGCCGTCGACGAGCGCGACAACCGGCCGATCAAGTACTGCCGCGGCTGCCGGCCCGAGAGCCTCGACTTCACGGTGCGCGCGGGCATGGCGCCGCGAGAGAACTACTCTGGGATCTGCCTCACCGTGCTCGGCGAGGACGAGGTCCAGGAAGCGCTTGGCGCCTGAGGGGAGGTGCGTGGTGGGGGCAGCTTCGGAGGTCAGCGGCGGGCGGCGTTGGCAGTACTCGCCTCAGGTCACCCTCGGGAACCTGCTCACGATCGTCGCACTTCTGGCGGGCGCCATCGGCGTGTGGGGCAGCGTGATGGGCAAGATGGCCGTCATCGAGGAGCGCACCCAGCAGCTCCCGGAGCTCCGCAAGTCGGTCGACCTGGTCAAGGACCGCGTCGAAGACGTGGGCCGACGCGTCGAGGTCCTGTGGGACCGTTCGAACAAGCAGAAGGAGAGAGGCTCATGAAGATCAAGACCATCGTCGCTTTCGCGCTCATCCCGCTGGCTCTGATCGCCGGGCGCGCCCTGGGTGCGGAGACGGGCGAAGCCGACCCGGGCATCGACTCGAACGTGCTCGCCACCGCCGCGGTGCCCTTCATCACCTTCGCCGTGAAGCTCTTGGTCGACCGGGCCATCCCGGACGCGGTGATCGTGCGGCTGAGAGACGAGTGGCTGCCGTTTCTGGTGCCGATCATCGGCGTGGTGCTCAAGTCCGTGCAGGACGGCCAGCTCGACCTGACGCAGGGCGTCCTGGTGGGCTTGGCCGGCATCGGCCTGCACCAGCTCGGCAAGGCGACGGGTCTCATCCAGAAGACCGGCGCGATCCTGCGCCGCGAGTAGTTCTCCCCGGGCCGCCCCCGCTCCCCCCTGAAACGCGGTGGGCGGCCACCTTCTCCCTCAACCCCGACCACGAGCCACCTGCTCGGGCGGGACCAGAACATCGGAGGACGCAATGTCCGAAGCAGTCGCGCTGCCCGGCCGAGACCGGGTGATCAAACTCCAGATCGGAGGTCACGAGTTCGGCTTCCGCCGCCCGTCGCGCGCGGACGTCGCCGAAGCGTTTCGGCGCGTTGCCATCAAGCTCCAGGTGCCTTCCGGGGCCGGCCAGCGCATGGTCGAGAGCGACCTCCTCGATCGACTCGACGGCTACGACCGGCAGTGGGAGGCGCGGCTCGAGATCGGGCTCAGGCCGCGCCGGAACGACCCGCAGCTCTCCCTCGGGGAGACCGCGCCCGCGCACTGGCTCGTGGAGATGGGCACCGCCGGGACGTTCGTCAGCTTCGACAACGTCGACCCGGACGAGTTCGCGGCGGTCGTGGCCTACCTCGACGCGGCGCTGAAAAAAAAAGAGGTCCCTCCGTCGCAGCCCTCTTCCGATCTTGCACGGAAGGACGGGTAGCCTGGGAGACCTGGAAGCGGTGGCCCGATACCAGACCGTGGCTCGACTTCGACGACCTGGACGAGGAGGGCGTCGCCTGGGTGTCGATGCAGCTCGCGATCGACAACGGGTTCCACTGGTGCGGGCCGTGCGGGAGGGGAGGGTATCACACCTTCTGCGGGCACTGCGGCCAGCGCTTCCTGGGCGCCGAGCTCGAGTGGCAGAAGTGTGCCGTCTGCGATGCGGTGGTGTCGACGGAATGGTGCCCGCGGTGCGGCTTCAACGTGAAGAGCGAGTTCCTGCGGGACGTGAAGGCCGGCCGAGTCGACTGGCAGGCGCGGATCGCCGATGCGCACCACTCCGTCACGAAGATCTTCGCCAAGCTCGGGGTGAATCGCTCCGCGGCGAAGAAGCCCAGCATCCTCGAAGCCGTGCGGGCCACCTGGGGCGCGAATGGCTGAAGCGGTAACGCGCGTCAGTCGGGGCGCCGGCGAGCTGAGCAACCGCGTGCAGGGCGCGCGGCGTGACGTGACCCAGCTCGAGCAGGAGCTCCGCCGCATCGCCCCGGACATCGCTGACGCAACGCGGAAGGTAGAGGAGCTCCGTACGCACCTCGCCGGCGGCGGAGAGCTGACCCAGACCTCGTTCTCGGAGTTCCGGGACACGGCGCAGTACCTGCAGCAGAGCGCGCAGGCACGGCTGGCCCAGGTCAACACACCGCAGGCCGCTGAGGCGGCCGCTGCCCTGCAGAAGTACGTCCAGGGTCTCGACGCCGAGCTCACCCGCGCGCGCGGAGCATCCTCGGCGGGCGACGCACGCCGGGCTGAAGCTGGTCGTGCGGTCGGCCTCGAGTCCCTTTCCGACCGAGATCTCGAGCGTGCGCAGCGCGAGGCTGCCCGCGGCCTCGAGCGCGCCGACCGGGACATCCGGCGCGTAGTCGGAGATCAGACCGGCGCCGCGGCCGACAAGCTCCGTCGGAGCCTCGAGGAGGCGGACCCCCAGCGGCGAGCCTTGGTCGATCGCCAGGCGTCGATCGAGGCGGAGATGCAGCGCCGCCGCAGCGCCGCGCCGGCGGAGGGGGCGCCCGACGCTCTAACTCCCGAGGAGCTCGAGGAGCACCGCGCGCGCGGGATGACGGACGAGCAGCTCGGCCGCGCCCGGCGTCTTCGTCCCGGCACCATCATCGTCCAGCCGGCGGAGTCCTATCGGTCTCCCGGTCTCGACGCGGCCGAGGCCATCGCGCGGGGGCTGAGCCCCCTTGCGCCCGCGGAGCGGAGAGCCGAGCCAGCGCGGGGGCCGCGCGAGCCGCAAACGGCGGACGACGTCCGGCGTGACGCCGATGCGGTAGCGGAGACCGTCGATGACCAGGCGCAGTCGTACGAGCGCCTCTCCGATCGCCAGCGCTTGGCAACGCTGTCGGCCAAGGGGTTCCGAACGGAATGGGACGAGCTGACGCGGGCCCTGCGCATCCAGGAGCGCGAGCTCGGCACGGCGCAGGGGCAGTTCGAGCGACTCGGCCACCTCAGGCAGGGCGGAATCCAACTTGGGCCGCGGGAGCAGTTCGCGTACGACCGGCTCCCTTCGCGCATCCAGGACCTCGAGCAGGGCCTCGCGGCGCTCCACCGGGACCGCGAGACGCTCGAGGCTGAGGCGGAGCGCCGCGGCCTCGAGGTCGCCGGCGACCGCCTGCGCGAGCGCCCGCAGGTCGCCACCGGCGGCGGTGGCGGTGGGCGCGCTGTCGCGGGCGCCTTCCTGAGCGGCGCCGGCTTCGGGGGCGGCAGCGTTGGCGGTACTCTCGCCGGCGCCGCCCTGGGCTGGCTCAACCCGTGGACGGCAGCCGCGTCCCTCGCGGGCTTGGGTGTCGGATTCGCCCTCTCGGACAGCGGGTCGTACGTCGACTCGCAGCGGGCAACCTTCGACGCGGCCATGCGGCTCGGGGGGCCCGGGGACCTGCGCGCGGCCGCGGAGGCGGGACTCGACGGCCCCGCTCACCTCCGCTACCGGGACACGATTCAGAACCGGGTGGCGTTCCACGGTCGCCGAGATCTCGACGACGTGCCCGAGCTCGGGCGCGCGTACGGCTTGCCACCCGAGGCAGTATCCGGGTCGATCGCCCGGATCGGCCGGCTCGGAGTACTCCCAGGGGCGCGCGCCGCCGCGCGCACCGTCGAGATCTCGGTGCCGCGCGCGGAGTCGCCTCGTGTCCCGATCGAACGGCGGCCACGACCGTCGACGGAAGCTCCGCCGGTCGATGAAGAGGCAATGCGCAGGACCGCCCTCCAAGGTTTGGACGTCAATGCCGACCTCCTGCGCCAGTACGTGATGAGCGATTCGGGCCCGGCCGAGTATCCGTCGTCGCTCGAGATTGGCGCGACGGGCGTGCGCCCTGGGGCGCTAGGCGAGCTCCGGACCGCCGGCCGGGCGCTCCCGGCCCACAGCCTCGACCCGACGACGGTCCTGGGTTCGCGCCAGGTCCGCACGGGCGGCATGGCCGGGACCCTCGCCGGAGCCTACCAGTCGTCGGTGTACGGCTCCCTCCCCGACTACCGCAGCGATGCCCGCATGGAGGAGTTCCTCGAACAGTCGGCGCGCCTCTACGGGATGCAAGGGGAGGGCGCTCCGTTGCGCGACTTCGCCCTGGTGCCCACCCTGCTGTCCACCGCGACGCGCGCGATGCGGACCGGCGCGGAGGACGAACTCGCGCCGGACTTCGCGGCGGACCGGGTGGGCGCGTACATGAAGACGGTCGCGGCGCCGCAGGGCGACGTCGCAAGCGGCATCGCACTCCGGGCAGTCCTCGAACTCGGGAGGAGGATGTCGCCAGAGGAGCGCGAGGAGTTCCGGCGTGCCACCGACGTCGCCAATGGGGGCATCGCGATCGGAGGCCTCGACATCACGAACTACACGGACGCCGAGGCGGCGCAGCGCAACGTGTTCGCCCTCCCGCCCCAGCAGCGCGACCAGATTCAACGGGCCCTGATCGAGGGGCGCCAGCGCGTCACCGGCAAGGGGACGGCTGCGGAGCTCGAGTATCTGTCGGGCCAGATCGGCAATCCGCTGATCGCCCACGACGTCCAGCGGATGCAGCAGCAGCTCCTCGAGGCTCGCCCAGGCTCCGCCGCCGCGGTCGACCTACAGCAGAAGATCCAGGAGAAGATCGACGCGGCCGAGAAGGAGGCGTCGCCCTTCCTGCAGGACATCTCGAAGGAAGAGCTGGCGATCCGTCTCGAGCAGCCCTTCAAAGACGCCGGGCAGCGGGTGAAAGCGCTCCTGTTCGACTTGGCCGATGCCGTCACTGAGGGCGTCGCCTACTGGGACACGAACGTCGGCCCACTCGCGACCGGCTCCAACATGAGCGTGATGCGATGAACGAGGGCGGCGTCGGTTACCGGATTCGGCATGACATCGTCGCCATCGTGGCGCGGCTCCTCGGGGTGGTTCCGCCCAACATCGATGCGACGACGGATGAGGACGAGGTCCCGGAGAACGCTGTCGTCGCCGGCGGCCAGACGCGTCGTCAGGACGAAACCCGAGGAGCGGGCGCGTTACCGGCGATCGATGTACCGGACGGCTTCCCCGTACCGAGCGGCCGAGTCTCGAGCTGGTTCGGAATGCGCTTCCACCCGGTCTTGAAGACCTGGAAGGAGCACAAGGGCGTCGACGTTGCCTGCCCGATCGGCACACCGGTGCGCGCAACTGCCGCTGGCGTCGTGATCTTCGCCGGCGTGCTCAGCGGTTACCTACGCGTGGTCTTCGTCGATCATCGGAACGGCATGGTTACTCGCTACGCGCACCTCTCGAGCATCGATGTCGTCGTCGGCGAGAACCTCGAGCGCGGCGATGTGCTTGGTGCCTCGGGCACCGCGGGCACTGGTCCGCACCTTCACTACGAGGTCTTGATGAACAACCGTCATGTGGACCCAAGGCCGTTCATGGGGGTCGTCTGATGTTCACTCAGGCCGGCATCGGCTGCTTCATCCGGATCCAGACCCCGCGGTGGTTTGATCCGCACCGGGGCGGCTTCTGGGAGGCCAACACCCTGGACGTCGACCCCTTCGAGCCAAGCGGCGTCGGCAGGTTTCTGGAATCGGTGACGCTGTCGAAGAACATCAACTGGCCGTGCGGGCGGTTCAGCCTGCGCTTCGCGCCGGAGGAGTTCGAGCGGGGCTATCTGCTCTCAGACCTGATCCCGGGGTACTCGCTTGTGGAGATCTGGTTGCAGCGCTACCCCGACGAGCCTCGCTTGGTGATGATCGGTCTCACCGATTGCGACACTGAGAACGTCAACTTCGGACGTGATCCGCAGCGAACGATCCAGCTCGCCGGTCGCGAGTTGACGAGCATATTCGTCGATCAGAGGACGCTCTATCTGCCGCAGCCTCCACTCGAGCAGCGGGCGAGAGATCCACTGTCCCCGGAGATGGCTGAAGTCGAGGGCCTTGCGCAAATCTATCGGCCGCAAGCGGCGCTCTTTGGCATGCTCGCGATCGATCCAGAGCTCGCCAAGATCGGAGGCTCTCCGGTGGATGCCATCGAGAGCTTCGTGCGAATGGTGACGACGGGGATCAAGACGCCATACAACCCCACTGGCATCCCGCTCTTGAATCTCGAACTCCCGCACGCGCCGCTCGACCAGTTGATTCACTTCGACGCTGCGCGTGCGCGCCAGAGCCTGTTCGACCCGACGGCCCGTCTCCCCTCTTCGTCGCAGAATATCCAGACCGGCATCCCCCTATGGTCGCTGATGTCGACATGGTCCGACCCCGCCTACCAGGAACTCTTCGCGCGCACGCGTCAGCCTCCGCCTGGGCTTCGCAACGGATTCGGGGCAGTCGAGATCGTCTTTCGCAAGAAGCCGTTCGCGGGTCGGCTCGACGAAAGGGGGCGGATTTTGGGCGTCGCTCCCGCCACCGGGACGCAGTTCGATCCAGGCTTCGCCGAAACTGACACCGACGAGGTCGGGATTGAGGACTTGGTG